TCACGAAGTGAATTTCTCAACAAGTCCTTGAACATCTATACCAATACAATGTCATCTTACTTTAGTGTTTCAGAGGTACAGATATCAAATGAAGAATCAGAAAAGCAATTGAAGAAACTTCTCAAACTAAAAGATGATGAAGAAATCACTCACGACCATTTATCTCAACTTCCACTTCAATGGTGGGGTGGAGCCGATTTATCGAAGATGTACGATCTTACGGCTGCTGCTTTGTATACCCAATATGAAGGAATCGACATCGCCATCACTCATGGATTCATACCAATCACCCAAGCTAAACTGAAAGCTGATGAGGACAATATCCCGTTCTTTTATTGGAAGGACAAGGGTTGGCTGACGATGTGTAATTCAGAAGTTGTCGATTACGAAGAAGTAGTCAAGTGGTTCAAAGCGATGAGAGATAAAGGATTCAAGATCAAAGAAGTGGCTTTTGATAAATACAATTCCAGAGATTTCGTGAAGAGTATGGAAAAACAGAAATTTAAGCTTCGAGAGGCTGGGCAACAGTATTGGAAGAAAAGCGAATCCTTCAAGGCACTAGAACTTTCTATCAAGAGAAGAACTTTTACTTATTTGTCATCCAAAGCTTTTGAATATTGTATTTCAAATGTAAAGGCTACGGAAGATAGTGAAGAACGAATACGATTTGAAAAAATAAGTGACAAATTTCGTATCGATCTTTTCGATGCAACCATTATCGCAATCAAACAATACATCATTGCGAAGGACAAGAAAGCTAAAATCAACGATTGGATTTAGGAGGTGAGAAATTGTTCTTCAAAAAGAAAAAACAAAAGAGAGACAATTCACCAATCGGTTTGTGGATGCAGGGTAAAGATGTCATTTTGCCTTCAGGATATGTGTCTGTCCCAAAAAATGAAGAGGTCAAAAAATGCATCCACAAAATTGCCGACCTGGTTTCTTCCATGACTATCATGTTAATGGAGAATTCAGAAAACGGAGACATCAGATTAAAAAATGAACTATCAAAAAAGATAGATGTTTATCCAAATCAATTTATGGTTCGGAAAAATTTCATTTATAAAATCGTCTCTGACATGATAACTCATGGGAATAGCGTCATCCTTCCAAAGATGTCTCAAAATCTACTTGATGACCTTGTTTTATGGGATATGAACAGTGTTACTTTCGGAAGTGTTGATAAAGAAAGTTATTATATCCAATACAATATGAAGAAATTTCAACCAGATGAAGTTCTTCATTTCGTTTTAATCCCGGATGACTTAATGCCATTTAAGGGACAAGGTTTTATTCCTATTGTTAAAGAAACCATCGCCAATATTGCTCAGGCTTCTGCCACAAAAACTGCTTTTTTGAAATCAAAATGGCAGCCTTCACTTATCATTCGAGTCGAATCAGATGTTGAAGGCATGCAGATCAAAGAAGAACGAGATAAAATTCTAAATTCTTATGTTGGCGATACCGAAAATGGAGAACCTTGGATAATCCCAGCTTCCGAATTATCAGTCGAACAAGTACGACCACTCACTTTGAACGATATGGCAATTCAGGATTCTCTTGTTTTAGATAAAAAATCGATAGCTGCAAGCTTCGGTCTTCCACCTTACATGTTAGGGGTAGGTACTTTCAACCGGGATGAATATAACAATTTTATTTCAACGGTCATCATGCCTATCGCAAGGGTTATCGAACAAGAGTTATCTAAAAAACTTGTTTACTCTCCGACCTGGTATTTTAAATTCAATTCACAATCATTATTGCAATATAACTTAAGCGAACTCACAGGTCATGTGAAAGAGATGGTTACTACTGGTTTGATAAGTCGGAATGAAGGAAGAAACAAATTTGATTATTCTCCAAAAGATGGTAAGGAAATGAACGAAATTGTTGTCTTAGAAAACTTCATCCCACTTGCAGAGGTTGGAAATCAAAATAAACTTGGAGGAGGTGAGAACAATAATGTCTAGAGCGCAACTTAATACCCGTGATTTTAAAACTAACTTCAAAGTAACACGAGATGATGGCAATGATGAAGAAAGAATTATTGAAGGATATTTTTCGTTATATGAAAATGAAACGGAATTATTTCCTAATTACTTCGAAATCATAAGTAAAGGTGCGTTTGATAAAACACTCACAAATGATATCAGAGGTCTTTGGAATCATAATTCTCAATTCGTTTTAGGTCGTACCAAAAACGGAACAATGGAATTGAAAACCGATGACAAAGGACTATTCGCAAGAATCAAATTACCAAATACCAGCTATGCCGAAGATGTCTGGTCACTCATATCAAGAGGCGATGTTGACCAATGTTCATTCGGATTCAATATTGTAGACGAAACTTTAGAAGAGCTAGCTAATGGAGGATACCGTTGGAGAATCAATGAAATTGATCTTCATGAAGTCTCAGTCGTAACTTTTCCGGCATACGAAAATACTTCGGTATTAGCCCGTTCCAAAGAAATAGAAGATTTAGAAAAAAGGAAACTTCAAGCAAAAAAACTTGAAATCGAAAAACGATTGGAGCGATTTAAAAAATGTTGAAGCAACTGAAAATCATGAAAGCTTTAGAATTGAAAAGAAGCAAGCTCACAGATATCGAGGCAAAGTATGCTTTATTGTTAACTCGAAGTGAAGCTGCTCAAACTTCCCTTTCCGAAGCTAAAACAGATGAAGATTTGGCACTTGTTGAAGCTGAAATCACTTCAATCGAAACAGAGCAAGCTACAATCGACGAAGAAAGAAAAACAGTGGAGCAAGAGATCACTCAACTTGAACTTGATTTACAAGAAGTAGAAAACCGTTCTAAAGAAACAAATGTTAAAACAAAGAAAACGAATGCAGGAGCTGAAAAAAGAATGAACAAACTGCAAGTACGTGAACTGTTAAGAACTGGTGAATATTACAATCGTCCAGAAGTAATCGAATTTTTTGAGAAATTTAAGAATCTTCGTGCAGTTACTGGCTCCGACCTTACGATTCCAGATGTCGTAATCAATCGTATTATGGATTTATTAGGTGATTTCAGTACCTTGTATCCGATTGTAGATAAAGTTCGTGTTTCCGGAACTGCTCGTGTACTTATCGACACTGATGATACTCCTGCTGTTTGGACTGAAATGGGAGCGCCTCTTACTGTTGCTGATACTGGTACTATCACTAGCATTATCTTCGATGGCTACAAGGTCGGAAAGGTCACGTTCTTGGATAACCATATTTTGCAGGATAGTCTAGTTAATTTAGAAGAATATGTAAGCCGTAAAATTGCAAAGGCAATCGGTAGAGCATTAGATGTTGCGATTCTTTCTGGTACTGGTGATGCAGGCAAACAACCAACTGGAATCCTTCCATCACTTCCAGCTGAAAATCGTGTTACTGTTGCAGCAGATGCGACTCTTGCAGAAATTGTGGCTCCTCTTTCTTTAGTAGATACAGGTGAAGACAGTGTTGGTCAAATCTCGGCTGTAATGCGTAGAAGCACATATTATGCTCGTTTCCTTGCGTTCTCAATTAATGTTGATGGTAATGGAAACACAGTTGGTAAACTTCCAAATTTAAATCAACCTGATTTATTAGGTCTTCCAATTGTATTTAATAACACAATGGCTCCAGACACTGTTTTATATGGTGAGTTTGAAAAGTACACTTTAGTTGAACGTGAAAATATCACTGTCGATAGTTCTGAAATGCCACGATATATTGAGGATCAACATACTTTCCGTGGTAAAGGTCGTTTCGATGGTCGTCCAACTAAACCGGAAGCGTTCTGTTTAGTGACTATCGGAACTCCAACTGTATAAAAGGGAGGCTTTAAAATGACTTATAAAGTAGAAGTAACTTTTAAAGACAAAGAAACAGAAAAAATCCACGAGAAAGGTTCTGTTTATCATTGTCAAGATGAACAAAGAATCGAAATGCTCGAACAATCTGGATTCATTTCTAAAACAAACAAAGAAAATTCACAAATGGCGAAACAAAATAAAGAATTGGAAAAAGCGATGAAGGCTACAAAGGTACAAAGAAATCAACAAAGCGAAAAAGGTAACGATTAAAAAATGGATACCATCTTGAGTCTATTTAAAATCGATTTAGGAATCACACATAACTTGCGTGATTCCTTTTTCATTGAACTTATAAACAGTTCACTTTTTGAAATTGAAAGAAAAGGTATTTCTCTCGACCTCTCACGTTCAGACGATGCCATGCTTCTTTGTGATTATGCCCTTTGGACTTACCGTAAACGCCAAGAAGATGTAGGATTATCAAGAAATATTCAACATCGACTAAGAAACAGAATCATAGAGGAAAGGATTGCAAAACAAGATGCCATCACTTAAAAGCTCTATCGGTAATCCTGGTAATGTGTCCTTAGATGATATCTGTTATCTTTTTTCTCAAACGACAATTGGCAAAGATGATTTAGGTCAACCGATTATCGATGAAAAACCTTATATGGTTTTTTGTTCAAAGTTATCTATCACGAGAGCTGAGTTTTACTCTTCAGGTCAACGAGGACACAAACCGGAAATCATGTTGATTGTCGATTCAGATTCTTATGATGAAGAAAAAAAGTTAGATTATCAAAACAAAAGATACAACATCTACAAAACATTTAGAAGAATAGACGGTCACACAGAATTGTATTGCGAAGTGAAAGTAAATGACAAGCCTTAATAACTTAACAAATGAAATTTTAAAACAACTTAAAACGTACACCACTGAAGTAAGAGAAAAAATGGAAGAAGCTCAACAAGAAACAGCAAATCATTT